GCCAGGTCTTCGCACACAGTGCGGTCAATTCTGACCATGCAGCGGGGCGGTCGGGACCACCTTCGATGACAATGTGGTCAATGAGCCAGCTTTCGAGGCCTCGGCCCCAGCCCCAGACGTCGATTTCAATGCGATCCTTCTGGACGTCGGCACCGGCAGTCAGGAACAGCGCCCTTTCCGGCACGGATCCCGGAGCCCAGCGCTCTCGGCGGTCGTACAGCCGCTGCCAGTCGGGCGCTTCGCCCGATTCCATCCAGGTCTCGCCCAACAATACGTTCTTCGCCGTCTTGAGGGCGGCATCATTGTGCTGGGCATCTTCCCAACTCCGGGCAATTCCGGCCCAACTCGTCCAGCCAACCGGCGAATAGAGTGCGGAGAGGTGATATCCGCGGGTACGAGGGTCATTTCCATCGGCGGTGGGCCGCCATTCGCCCTTGGCCATCATATCGGTCTTGGCAGCTTCCGCAATCTCCGCGTCGCAGGCCTCACACAGGTAGTGAGCGGTCTCCGGTTTTCCCTTCTCCCAGCGCAATCGCTCGAATTGGAGCCACTGCATCACCCCGCAATGCGGGCATGGCACGAAATACCGCCGCTGATCGGACGCCTCATACTCTCTCTCGATGCGCGACAGCCCCTTGATGGTCGGCGTCGACACCAGAAACAGCTTCTTGCGGTGCCCGAACGTAGCGGTACGTGCCTCGGCCAGGGCAATCGGGTCACCTTCGCCATCCACGTCACCCGGATAGGCGTCAACCTCGTCCAGGAACACGTAGCGAGCCGGCATCGATCGGAGCCCCGTGGCACTGTTGGCGCCCGTCAGCACCAGCTGTCCGCCTGGAAAGCGCTTCGCCAGAACCGTGTTGCCGCTGTCGCGACTCCTGGCAGGCGCCACGATCTTCCGCAGCGCCTCACTGTCATCGATCAGCGGGTCGATGCGCTGCTGCGAATTGCGCTTGGCGAGTTCGACCGTGGGCTGGACCGCCAGGATAGGCCCGGGCGCCTGGTGAATGACAAAGCCGATGAAGTTGTTTCCGGCCTCCGTGGCGCCCGTCTGCGCCGCCTTCATTAACACCACCCGCTCCACCGGGCTCGAAGGTGAGAGGTTCTCCATGATCTCCCGCATGTAGGGGGTGCGCGAGGTGCGATACTTGCCCGCTTCCGCTGCCGCCCGGCCCGACAGGATCCGGTAATTGTCGGCCCATTCGGCCACCGTCATCGCTGGATCGGGGGTCAGGCCATCGCTCAGGCTCCTCAGGAACGCAGCATTGCCCAGGTAATCACACGGCATCGCGTACCTGTGGAAAGTTCAAGGTTGGCGACGTCGACGTTGAATTTGAGCAGACAGGAGCCTCAGTCCCCAGCCGGTCAGAGCAGTTTCGCGGCCTTGGCAGACATCTTCCGGAAGGTCCGCACAGCATGAGGCGAAAGCTCCACCAGCTTTGCCCGCCTATCCTCTGGATGTGGTCTGGTCTGGATCCAGCCGGCCTTCTCCAGCCCGGCAAGCCGCGCAAAAACCGTAGGCGCCGTGCCGAAGCCAGGGCCTTGTACGATGTCCGAGACGTTGATCTGCCGCTGGTCAGCGGCGCACTCCCCGATGAAGTACAGAATGGCCCGGCTTGTCAGATCAATCTCGTGAAGCCCCGAGCGAAGCTCTATCCCACGCGTCGACAGCCTGATCCTAAAGATCAGATCGTCACTGACGCCAGCACGCTTTGACATGACCACCTATCGAGTTGGCTCTCGAACTGCAAGCGCGTTACTACAGTACCATCTTTCAGGCGGTCAACGGCAGTTTCATTGAGGTCATGCATCATCGAACCTTCACGGCTGATGAAGCCGAAGCTCGTCAGCCGCCGAAACCTGAAGCTGCTCACGCACCTGATCTGTCAGCAAGGCTTCGAGCTTGTGTGCATCGACACCGAGTTCTGCCGCCATCAGCGCTGAGACGCGCGCAGGCCAGCCCAGCCACTGGTCGCGAAGCCGGCGAGCGAAGGAGAACCCCTGCTCGATGGCATAATCACGCTCGACCACCTCGCCCTTCTCCCGGCGAAGCTTCTCGCGAAGCAACTGCACCGTAAGCACCTTCTCCGCCGTCTTGGCGTGGAGGTAGCTCATGCCGCCCACAAGGGGCGAACCTGCCTCAGACAGCGTGTCCCTGACGGCACCGACGGCAGCCTCCGGAACCGGCTTTAGCGTTGAGCTGCCCCTGGCCTTTGAAGGATCAGCATTCCGTACCCAGGCGCGATCCGCCTTGTCCGGGTCGATCGTCCCGTCAGGTTCCGTGGTCAGCCTGCCAGAGGCGATGGCTTTCCGCACGCTGGTATGGCTGACGCCCCGATGGGCGGCATAGGCGCGGATGGACAGGCCCATTTATTCTTCCCAACTGGAAGCCTTTCCGCACCCAGAACTGCCGAAATCGGAGGCGTCAAAAAGCAATCTGATTGCTCACAATCAACTGGATAGCGCCCGCACTCAGAGCAAATGTCCGTTCACCAAAAGGCAAATGAGGAGCCCGAAAGTGAGCACGGAACGCCAAATACCAGCGACCACCCTTGACGCGGAACTGCTGGAGATTGCCCACCGGCACATCGACCGGATCGAAACCCTCGAAACGCGCCGGTCTGACTCCCTCGACTTCCACGATATCGCGGTTTGGGAACTCAAATCGGCGCTCGAAGCGGCTTACCGCGCTGGTCAGGCGAATGTCGCCAAGAAGCTCGGTGCCCGCACATGAAGCGCTACAAGGACAACAGCGAAGCAGTCGATGCCTTCATCGCGAAGAAGACCAAGATCGACACCATGCTGGAGCGCCTCGCAGGTTTGAGCGCGGATCACTTCAAAATCGAGCCTGACACTCTTCACTGGGGCCATGTTGGCAACCTGGAATTCTACGCAAGCCAACTCCGCCGCGTCACAGACGCCGCGTTTCGGGAGGGCGAGCACGCCGAATAGGCAAAGACATAGGCTAGGGCCTACTGCCCCACCTCAAGTGCGGGGCTCGGGGTCGTAGGAACCGGCAATCCCGCCGGTCCATGACCCAGACGGAGCCATTCCCATGACTAAGCTCACCGATACTGAACAAGTGATTCTTACAGCCACTTCCCGCAACAACGGCACCGTTCCCACCCGGCAGCGCTCCAAGTCCAAGGCAGATCCAAGAGCCTACGGCGCGGCAGTGGCCAGCCTGCTGAAGAAGAGCATTCTGGGATTCAGCGGTCCTGCCCGCGAAGGTGACTTCACCAAGGACGGCCAGAAGCTGGCACTCGCCAATACCGAGACGCTTGAACCTCCGAAGAGGGCCACCGTCAGGTCAGAGCGCAAGACCCGCGACGGCACCAAGCAGGCCATGATCATCGAACTCCTCAAGCGGCCCGGGGGCGCCACCCTTGCCGAAATTGTCGAGGTGACCGGTTGGCAGGCCCACACGGTGCGGGGTGCCATGGCAGGCGCCCTGAAGAAGAAGCTGGGCCTGACCATCACCTCCGAGAAGGACGAGACCAAAGGCCGGGTCTATCGGATCGCTTGAACCCCGAACGCAACGTGCACCGAAGCCCGCATCGTGCGGGCTTCATGGTGTTGGCCTCAAGGTGTTGAACACGCGTCGTAACGCGTAGGACCTGATGAGCGACACGACCGTGAAGACCATTCCCAGTAGCAGATTGTCACCGAGCGAGGCAGTCAGACCAAAAAGTGGAAACACCAGGAACTGCGTCATAACAGCAATGCCATAGCCGACGACCACGTTGGCGATTGCCTCCGCGGCGGACATCCAGCGCGACTGCATCAAGCGTCGCCCTTCGTCCTTAGCCCGCGCGACGTCTTGAGATCCTCGTAGGTTCGATCCTCACCGTCGAGTACCGCGATCCCACCCGTCAGATTCTGCCAACGCTCGACGATGACGTCGGCGTATTTGGGATCGAGCTCCATAAGCCGTGCCGACCGACCCGTGCGCTCGGCGGCAATTAGAGTGGTTCCAGAGCCACCGAACAGGTCCAGGACGATGTCCCGGTTCTTGGAGCTGTTACGAATCGCCCGCTCGATCAGTTCCACCGGCTTCATGGTCGGGTGGAGATCATTCACCCGAGGCTTGTCGACGAACCACACGTCGCCCTGGTCGCGGGCGCCGCACCAGAAGTGATCGGTCCCCTGCTTCCAGCCATAGAGGATCGGCTCGTACTGGCGCTGATAATCGGCGCGGCCCAAGGTGAAGGTGTTCTTGGCCCAGATGATGAAGGTCGACCACTTGCCGCCGGCGTCGGTGAAGGCCTTCTGCAGGGTGTGGAGTTCAGAGGAACTCATGCACACGTAGCAGGCGCCTTTGGTGACCAACAGCAGGTTCACGCAGGTGTCGTAGAGGAACTGGTAAAAGCCGTCGCCCAGGGCGTCGTTGAGAATGCGCCGGTCCTTGGCGAGGGACTTGTTCTTTGAGGCATTGGCATAGTCGACGTTGTACGGTGGATCGAGCGCAGCCATGTCGGCCAGCTGCCCGTCCATCAGGCGTTCGACGTCCGTCACCACGGTGGCGTCGCCGCACAGCAGGCGGTGCTCTCCTAGGATCCACAGGTCTCCGGGTCGCGTGGTCGGAATGACCGGAAGCTCGGGAATTTCGGTCTCCTCCTCCGCGGCAGCGTCCCCGTCGAGGCCAGCGAGATAGCGATCAAGGTCGGCACTGTCGAAGCCGAGCAGATCGAGCTCAAACTTCTCCGAATCAAGCTCGCGAACAAGGTTCGATAGAGCGACCTCATCCCAGCCGGCATTCAGTGCCAGCTGATTGTCGGCGATCACCAGCGCCTTGCGCTGCGCATCCGACAAATGGCCCAACCGAATGACCGGCACCTGGTCCAGACCTAGTCGCGTAG